TACCCCAAATATTTTGTTTTATGACGTATTGTTAACAGAACCTTCGGGTAGCAAAAACTATTATTTAGAGGGTAAACTATTTATAAGTGAGGGTTACACAGCATGAGCAATCCAAATCAAGTTGTAGTTTCACAGGTTTCTGATGTAACTACAGTTGAAATTACAACGCAAGGGCCACAAGGTCCAGCATCATCAGGGTTTGAGTTTGATGGAACTAACAAAGTCAATGGTTCAATTCCTGTGTTTAATTCTTCAACAAGTAAGTTTGAAGCAACTGCAACTCACACTGTACTCACACTCGTAGATGGAGGTAACTTCTAGTGGCAAACACAATTAGAATTAAAAGATCAACTGGATCTTCAAATCCAGGCTCATTAGAAAATGCCGAAGTTGCTTTTAGAGAAGGTGATGAAGTCCTAATTTACGGTACGGGAACAGGTGGATCGGGAGGTTCGGCTACAAGTATTATTGCTATTGGTGGTAAAGGAGCATTTTTTGATAAAGCAACAACTAGAACTGCAAATACTATTTTATCTGGTCCTGCATCGGGAAGTGCTGCTGCACCTACATTTAGAGCATTAGGAAGTGATGATATTCCTTCAATAGCACATACAAAAATAAGTGATTTTGATGCTGGAGTACGCACCAATACACTTGCAGAGATGGCTGCTCCTGCTGCTGCTGTATCTTTAAATAGTCAAAAAATTACATCACTAGCAACACCTACTGCTACAACTGATGCTGCAACCAAAGGATATGTAGATTCTGTATCTCAAGGATTAGATGTAAAAGATTCAGTAAAGGTCGCAACTACAGCAAATATTACACTTTCTGGAACACAAACTATTGATGGTGTTGCGGTTTCTGCTGATGAAAGAGTTTTAGTAAAAGATCAAAGTACAGCAAGTCAAAACGGACTATATCTTTGTAAAGCTAGTACATGGGAAAGAA